GAATGCAAGAAGGATAACCGTCCCCAGGACGATTGAGAACCAAAAGCACCATATGTTTTGCGTGGCGTCATCACTGAAAGGAGAATGGAAAAGACCCCCACTCATGCTTGCACCCTTCTCAAGCTCCGCGGCTCTTTCCGCACATTCGCCGACCGCGGCGTGGAATTCATGTTCGACCCGGTTAGAACTTGGCCGTTGCCGAGGAACAGCACCATGTATTGCAGGCAGTCGGCGATGTCGGAGAACTTGGCGAGCGGCCCGCGCTTGACCGGCTTTGGCTCGCCGTCTGTCATTTCGAGGCAGTATTTGCCGGACATGGCCGCGACCAGCGTCGTGCAGCGCGTCGGGTCGATAATCAGCCGCGGGGCGCCCATCCACATATCGTTAAGGATCGCTTCGACCGCCGAAATGCGCGTTTCGATATGGTTGTTCTTGACCGGCGCCGGGCGAACGATCATGCCGTGATGCTTGAAGACATCGTAACTTGTGCGTTCGTCGGCCTGCCCCTTGTCCTGACCCTTGGGATCTCCGGTAAACTGGCAGTTGGCGCCGGGATAATTTTGATCAAGGACGCGCTTGAGCGCCGGCGCGAAGGTGACAGAGCTGACGCCGTAAAGCCGGAATTCCGACAGAAGATAGAGCCGGTTGCCGATTTCCTGGCCAATAAGCGCGGTCGGGCGGCGGCCGAAGTCAAGCGCGATCGTTAGCGGATAATCCGGGTTGTAGGCCAGCGCGGCAGGCGACACATGCGTTTCTCGCCGGAACATCGGCCATACCGGATCGCCCTCGGTCACGAAGGTAATGCGGTTCATCAGCCGGCTATCAATCCACGCCTTCGACTTGCCGCGGCGCTTTTCGTCATAGTAGCCGTCCTTGAGCCACTTCCGATTTTCGGCCGACGGGTTAACGACATAATCGTTGATCGTGCGCCCGTCAGGCGCGAGGACTTCGATCAGGGCTGGGGGCTGGACGTGATAGCCCCAATCTTCCGGCCAATAGTGCCGCACGTCCTCGCTGACTTCATCCGGATATGGAGCCTCACCCGTCATGCGCGGCAGCCAATGTTCCTCGGTCGGAGCATTCATGTCGCCCAGCACCCCGTCCCAAGTCGCGGCGCCGGCAGACATCGGAGGGAAGCGGCCCGTCCGGCTTTCGGCTTCGTCGAAGATGCTTTTCGGGATATATTCCAGTTCGTTGAACCAGAAGCCGGTGAACTCAAACGATCGCAGTTTCTTGATGTCGTCGTCATTGTCGAGCGCCAGAAAATAAACATCGCATTCGACATCGGCCCAGCGCATTTTGTGGATCATCGGGCGCGAGCGGATCAGCGGCCCATACAATTCTTCCGGGTACCAGAACAGCCACGTCGCCAACGTCGTGTCGCGCAGCTCCGAATAGGTGTTGCGGACGACCGCCCAGCGGGTCACGCGCTTGCCCTGGAAACCGGGGCCGACACCCGGCTTTTGCTCGGCGGCGATCATGCCGATTTTCATGCAGGAACAGGACGAAGACCCCGAGCCGATTGGACCCCGGATCACGCTCACATGCCGCCGGTCAACGAGATATTCCGCCAGCACCCGGCCGTCAGGCTCATAGATGCGGCGGCCAGCGGCGTCGAATTCAATTACTGGCATCAGTCTTTGCCGCTCTCGCAATGGCGAATATCAGGGTAGGATGCTTTTCGCGCAGATCGGAGGCGATGGTTTCCGCCACGTCGAGCTGCATCCATGTTCGAAAGCCATCCTTCGCGACGACTTCCCACGCCCCCTTGTGGCGCGCATACCAGCCGCGGCATTTGATTTCCGGATCGAACGCGCTCCCGATGGCGATGGCGTAAAGACCCGGTTGCGTTGCCATGCCAGCCTCACGGAACGTTCGAGAAACCGTCATACAGATACACCACGCACAACCCAAGAAACCGGGCGACAAAGAAGGCAAGCCCCGCGGCACACATGGCCTTGATGATGCCGAAGGGATCAATCATTCGCCCGGTTCCTCGAGAGCCGCGATGCGGTCGCGCAGAGTTGACGAATAGGCTTTCATGTAGCCAAGTTGCCGCGCCATCAGATCGCGCTGGAGATTTTCCAGGTCGACCCGATAGGTGATGGCTTCCTGCAAGCGGCGAATGCGTTCATCTAATTCGTGCTTTTCGACGAGGATCCGCGCTTGCCAGGTTTCCATGACTATTCCGCCGCTTGCTGGAGGGGAGCCGCGGAAGTCTTGCGCTCGCGCTTCTTGTCGCCGGCCTTGATGCGGCGCCGGGCCAGCTTGGAGCCGAGGACTTCGATCGCGTCGGCCCATTCCTTCGCGTGCGGCAGGCCAGCCAGAACGTCGTCAATGTCTCTTTCCGACAGCCCGACGAGCGCCGAGAACTGCCCGCGCGCCTCATAGGCCGTCGCTTCGTCCTTCGTGTCGAATTCCTTGCCGTCGGCGGCCCGGTATTTGGTAACTGCAGCAACCATTTGAACCTCTCGCTGGTATGAACGCCCGGCCGTCCTATCCTGCGGATGCAGGAACGCGCGCCATCCGGCGACAATTCGGACGGCCAGGCCAGACTAACGTAAGTAATTTTTTTACACAGCGCAAGTAGGAATTTTACCCGTTGCCCGGTAGGATAATACCCTTGGCCCCCGCCCCGACGATCGGCGAGACTTCCTCGATCGTGACCGTCCGCGTCAGAGCTTTAGCCCGATCGTCAACCTTAACCACGACTTCGCGCATTGTGGCCTGGTCGGCCGGATCGTCCGGCCAATGATGGCTTTCAAGGACAAAGGCGACCATCCCCAATTGACTGGACCCCAGCGACCCCACCACCCGGACCGACGTTGGCAGCGCCGCGAGGAATTCAAACAGCCTTTCGGTTTTCGCAAACGTGTATCGGAACCCCATATCCGCCTCCAAACCAGTTGATGTAATTTTTTTACCGATTGACTTTCTCCGGCGCAAGTAGTTTTTTTACATAAGCACAGGAGGCCGCCATGCGGATCAGATGGACGATTTGGGATTGGTTTTGGCTGACGGTCACGGTCGCCGTGCTGGGTGTGTATTTTTACGTAATCAACGGATGCCATTGAGGGGACAGAGTGCGGTTCAAATGGACAGAGGAAAAACTTGCGGAGCTAGTTTCGCTGGCCCGCGCCGGTTTCTCGAGTGCGGCGATCGCGAAGCGCCTTGGCGTCTCCCGTTCCGCCGCCGCGCACCGAGGCAAGCGGCTGGGCATATCTTTCTCGCGCAAGCCGAAAGTCATCGCCAAAGCAGAACCCGGGCACCGAGCCGCCGACGAACGCAGCCGACAGATTTTAGGATGGTGACAATGGCTGATATACGCGAACCCTTTTTCGGGAACCCGGACGACAGAGCCGAATGGCTGAGAGAGCGCATGTCAACCGCCGCCGATCCGAGAGACGCGGAGATCGAGCGCCTGACCGCCGAACTCGCCGCCGCTAATGCTGAGAAACAGAGATGGTGGGAAGCCGCGAACAGTTTCGATGACGACTGCGGCGAAACCCTCTGGAGCGATATAGCCGACGAAGAAAATGCCAGCGCCAAAAAAGCAAGGGCTGATCTAACTGCCCTCCGCGCCGAACTCGCCGCCGCCAACGAGCGCAGTAAGGCAAACTATACGCGATGGATGCGGGGTGAAGAAGAAGCAGAAGCACGGGAAACTGTGCTCCGCGCCGAACTCGACAGAGCCAACGCGCGGGCTGACAAATCTGAGGATGAATTTGACCGGCTTTCCGAACGCATGCGCGTCCGCATGGTTGAGTGTGGCGTGAAGCTAGACGAAGCTGATAAAAAGCGCGACGCCCTCCGCGCCGCTGCCGAAAGTGTTGTCGACGCCTATCGAGATAAAGGCCGAGCGACGGCGGCTTTAGTCGGTCAGTGCATAGAAGACCTCGCCGCGGCGCTGGCGCTGGGAGGCGGGGATGAGTGACGAACTGATCGAGCGCGTGTCTCGGGAGATATGTAAAGAGCTTGACGACGACGAAGATAAGTTTTGGCGCGATCAGACCGGGTTTGCCAAGCGTATAGTCGCCATAGTTCGCGCGGCGGCGATCGAGGAATGCGCGAAAGTGGCAAAAAGTATCGCCGAAAGCGATGACCCTGCATCAGAGACAGCATACGTTGCTGCCAAGACAGCCGCCGCCATACGCAAGCTGGGAGAGACGCCGTGAGCTACCCGATAGTTGAAAGGCTTAAGGCGTGGTCGCCAATGATTGCGAGCGGCTATGAAGTTCCGGCAGCTTCCGGCGCAATGGGCGAAGCCGCCACCCTGATCGAAGAACTCGCCGCGGCGCTGGAGCCGTTCGCGGCAGTTGTTGATTGCAGGCTAATCCCGGACGCGCATCCTATGCGATTTAAGTCGGACGCTATTACCCCTTCCCTTGTCGAAGGGGATTTGCGCCGCGCCCGCGCCGCGCTCGCCAAGCTGAGGGGAGAGACGAATGCCGATTGAGTGGACGCAAGAGGCGATAAACGCCGCATACGATGCGTATGACAAGCATATAGATTTCTTAAACCCAATGCGCCACGCCCTCGACGCCGCAGTGAAGGCGCAGGGGATGAAAGACGAGTTAGATGCCTTCTTGCATGGGATGATCGCTGGGCAACGCGAAGGCTGGAACGACGCCATCGAGGCGGCGGCGAAGGAATGCCGGTGCATATACGAGAGTGCGGCGTTTTACGAGGACGAGGCGCTGCCAGTAGCAGAAGCCGCCATCCGCTCCCTCGCAAAGTCGGGAGAGTGAGAATGGGCGTTCAACCCGGCTGGACCGTTTTGCCGTTCGGCAGATTGTGCGTC